GATGATATAAATAAGTTACCAGTAACTATTGTGGGGAAAGTTAAAGAACTGAGAGGAAAATTCTAACAGGGAGGCAAACAATGAGAACAGCAGAAGAAATGTATTATTTTTCTAGAAACAATGGGTTCGGTGCTGGCTTCAATGAGAAACAAGGTTTAAAGCATTTCAAGGTTATTGAAAACAATTTGCAACCAGATGAGGACGTGAAGTTTGCCTTTATCGGTCTGCACAACTATAAATCAATGACAAAACATGATGGAAACTTTGCTTATGCTGTGAGTAATAAGAGGATCCTCATGGGTCAGCAGAAGTTAATAGGCGTTGCTTTCCAGTCTGTATCAATGGACAATATCAACGATATTACCCTTCAAACCGGTGTGCTGATGGGAAACGTTGTTATTGATACCGTCAAGGAACGGTTTAACGTTAATGTTGGAAAAGATATTGCAGAGAAAATTAACTATCATCTGCACCGCGTTCTGGATGAGGTCAGAAATCCGCAGCCTGTAAAGAGTAAACCCGCGCCCAAGTCTGCCGGAAGTCAACAGGCCGCTGCCGATCTGAGATATTACAAGGATTTATTCGAAGAAGGATTGATTACAGAGGCGGAATACCAGGCTAAACGTAAACAGATTTTGGGTCTGTAAAACAAAACCGCCCGACTGTTACCAGCAGCCGGACGGAGACCTTGGGAAAGGTATTAATAAGGACTCGACACCATTATTATAACCTTCCTGAGATTGTTTGACAACTTATGGAGGGAAAAGAATGGCAACCGCTAGAAAGCTTCCATCGGGCTCGTATCGCGTCAAAGTGTTCAAGGGGTATAAATATATCAATGGACAGAAAAAACGCGAATATGAGTCATTTACAGCCCCTACAAAGGACGAAGCGGAGGCTCTTGCCAGTGCTTGGAAACTGGATCGGAAACAACGCCCGGAGGATGTCTCTGTACATGATGCTATACGTAAGTATATTGACGTGAAGGAACCTGTGCTGTCACCGTCCACGATCAGAAGCTACGAGGCCATGATTGGACGCTTTTCACCTCTGGATGACTTGAAGCTGAAGGACCTAAACAACTTAAACGTGCAGTCCTGGATTTCCGGGATGTCTAAAACGTTGACATACAAATCTGTCAAGAACACTTACGGCCTATTAACAGCGGCCTTGTCACTTCATGGCATCGATAAGCAATTCAAAGTACAACTACCGAACAAGATAAAACCAGAATACCGTCCACCAACCGACCAAGAAATTATCCGGATGCTCTCGTCCTGTGAAGGTTCTGATATGTGGATAGCGATAATGCTTGCCCGATACTACAGCCTGAGGCGGTCGGAGATATGCGCTCTTGACAGCACCGACCTGACCGGAAACGTCCTGACGATACATAAAGCGATGGTCTCCGACAAGTCGAATAACTGGATAATCAAACCCATCCCGAAAACTTACGACTCTTACAGAAAACTAACCGTTTCTGACCCTCTATTAGCCGTTTTAAGGGCCAAAACAGGAAGGTACGTACAATTTAACCCTAATTACCTAACAAGCCGTTTTTCGGGCCTTATGAAGCAAATCGGACTGCCTCAATACAACTTCCATCTTCTGCGTCATGCGTTCGCGTCCAATGCAGCCCTTCTGGGTGTCCCGGACTTCTACACCGCCAAAATAGGCGGATGGTCACAGAACAGCTCTGTACTGAAAGAAGTTTACCAGAACGTCAATCAGCAAGAACTTTACCGTCAGATGGATATTCTGAACAACCAAATGCACCACGATTTGCACCATGAAGCATCAAATAATTCCCCAAACCCGCAAAAACGGGTGTGTTTAGGGACTGCCGGCAGTGGGACTCGAACATTCGGGAGTGATGACGATGATGAAGAAGTGCCGTAAATTCAACATTTGTGACGGCTCTGATATGCAGAAAATAGGCGTTTTGGGGAGCTATGCACCACGAAATGCACCACAAAAAAGCATAAAAAAAAGAGGGCCGATAACCGACCCTTAAGAATTATTTGATCATCAATTGCCATGTTTTAGCTGAGACCGTTCCAAACCAGATGCCTGTCATACCCGCGTCACGCTGAAGCATTTCGATGGCGAACCGTGTATTGTCCCCCAGCTCACCATCGACATACAGAGTCTTCCCGTCAGCGCCTTTGTACCCCTTGAGGTTAAGTAAGGACTGCACGGCCTTGACAGCGGGGCCATAGTTGCCCGGTATCAGCTCCGGGAGGACAGCAAAGCATGATCCTGTGTAACACTCTTTGTCGACGCTCTGAGGGCCCTCATATCTAAGGATACAGTCCCAGGGATAGTTATAGTATTTCGTGACCGCTATTTCGCTCCCCTGGTCTCCGGGGGCGCTGGATCCGTAACGCTGTCCCCTCGCGTGGACGATCTTACCACCACCGGCATACATCGCCGTGTGATGGATCTGATTGAGAAGCACGTCCGCAGGGAGTAGTCCGTCCCCATTCTGTAGGTTGATGGTCTTGGTCACGTCGGAGAAGCCATTTCGGAGGAACACGGAACGCATATTCCCTGTGTAGGTCGCTCCGTCGGTCTTGACGGGGATCCCGGCCTGTTGCCATGCGCTGATTACCAGTGAGGAGCAGTCATAGTCATCGCCCCATCTATTCTGCTGACTATAACCATGCTTTGGATTAGCGGCAATATCTAAGGCCCAATTAAGCGCGTTTTCCCTTACTGTCATTTCTGTCCACCCGCATTATACTGCGCTGTGGAGATACCCAGAACAGCCCCCAGAAAAGCATCAACGGCTGTTATCGTGCCCACGATCTGCTCCCCGTACGGAAGCCCCCAGATGGATGCAAGGGCAAAGTACAGAGTTCCGATAGCGGGTAAAACAATCTGAGCAATGAATTTGAGAATATCATAGGTCTTGTTACTGAACATCAGTTTTCGCCTCCTTTGCCTCTGCCGGCATTTCCAGCAGCTCCTTGTATAATCCAGTTGCAACGTCATTCCCGCCCAGATCATGATAGGCGTGATATACCTTTTTGATTGACTCTTTGGCATAGATTGGACAGCAGCCCTTTTCTGAGTACCGATTGTAATTGCTTACGATTGACTCACGGAGCAGGCTCTGCACGCCTTCCGCAATCGCTTCGTTCTTCTTGCGCTCGACTTCCAGCCGGGCTGATAAAGCCTTGTACAGAATGGTCAGCACAGTCAGGCATCCGGCAAAAAGCCATTCTACCCAGTGCTCTAAGATGTAAGTTATGATTTCCATTCTTACCTCCTTGTGTGTTTTTATGGTCACATGAAAAAGGGCCTCATCGGCCGGGCGCGAATACTCATAATCTTTTCCTTATTAAAAAGGCCCTCCGTGTGGAGAGCCAAAAATGTGAGTTAAAGTCTGCTTTAAGTTAGTTATCCGATAAATGTCTTGTACTGATCCGCATTATTGGTAAGTGCGTCTTCGATCAGTCGTTTGTATTCTTTCGCCATAGCAGAATAGTTGATGGCTGTCGGATGATTGCGCACCTGATTATCAGAAAAGAATGAAGACTGGAAGAACCCACTCTCAGCCAGATCAAGAACAGGGAACGAGTAATATTCTCCGATTGCACGAATTGCCGTGCTATACGGTTCATATCTGGATGTCCATCTTGCACAGGTTGAAAGCATAATAATTGCATTTGGAGCGTGTGCTTGAATTGCTCTTACAATTCTTCCATAGTAGCTATAAAAGCTATTCGTGTTATCTGAGGTAATATCCGAAATCGTCCCAACGGGGATAGATTGATTTCCATCATTGATTCCTAGAGCAATAATATAAAGCTGATTTTCCGCTTCGCTGTTGAGTTTAGATAATCCGTATTCTGCATCCTCCAACCATGCTTTCGTTGTTAAGCCGCCTTTTGAGTAATTAACGGCATTACAACCAGACATTCTTGCCATGATCTGCCCCCATGAAAGAGTGTAATAATCCGTACCCGTTCCACCATTTACAGCATATATTTCACCTGATGCAAAACTGTCACCAATGACACCGATTGATTCAAAAATAGAAATTGATGTAAATGTTTCTTTTGTAAGCAGTTCATTGCCTGCTAAATCATAGATCACAACATTGCCCCCTTTATTCAAAAACTATTGTCATTTTTGGCTCTGTTTCGCTTGTGTATTGTTCGCTTGATGCATTTTTCCTGCAATTAAAACCAACAAAAAGATTTTCGCCTGCAGGAAACTCAACAACGTCTGTTCCTGTTTTCCATGAAATTGACGATGGTGCAACCATTAAATAATTATAACCATCTGGATTTACATCTCCTTCATATCTGTACACATAGCTTGCAAACTGCTGTGTATTTGGTGTGATCGTCGCTGTCAGTTTTGTCGCACCATAAGGAATTGGCACAGGATAAAATTCTGTTGCCTGTCCTGATTGATTGATAATTGGCATTTTTCCGCGATCAACACAGAAACTGCGTCTGTTATTTTGTCGCTCGATTCCTGATCCATATTCAATACCACGCCTTACACCATCTACTATTTTTTCTGCTGAATTTGATGGCATTCTTGAGAGTGCATTGACACCTGTTGCATCGCTGCTCCACTCCCAAATATTATAGAAGTCAACTACTCCCGTAATATCAACAGATGTCCTTAAATCGTTGTACTTTACAATAATGGTGCTCGTACCTTCGGTAAGAGTTCCAGATAGTGTGTAATCGTTGGCAGATATCTCTGTTCCTGTGTCCTGCTTTGTCTGATACATCTTTACCGTCAAATACGGTTTCAGTGTATCAAGCACATCATCCGTATAGATAACATTCACGCCTGCATTGAATACCGCTGTGATTCTGGGATAGCTGTCTGCATATAATGCATCTTCCAGAGCATCATAGTAAGTTTGTCCCTGTGCATCCACCCACGCCACATGCTGAAAGCAATTAAGAAGCGCCGTTTTTGCATTGTCGCTGAACACCTTATCTAAATCACTCTTTAAATCAGCTATCTCATCCCCTGTCTTTTTTGCATCCGCGGCCGCGCCTGCGACAGATAAAGTATCGTCTACCTGATACACCATTTCCGGATGCTCATCCAGATATGCATTGACCGATTCGCCGATTTCCTGTATCACCGACTCGGATTCCACTGTATTTGCGTCCATCGCCGCAGGTTCGACATCCAGGATGAAATTTGCCGTGCTGAGAACCTTATTGTTCCTTGTAAGCACCAGCTCGTATACATTCCGTCCGGCAATGGCCGTCATCTGCTGATTGCCGGTAACAGTGACTTTTTTCTGTGTGGTATTGATGGTGGCATTGGCAGAATAACCTTTGCCATCCTTCTTCGTTCCGCGTATCTTTGCTGTCGTCCCGGTTTCCACCGTAAACGCCCCTACAGACGAGAACATGGTAAACTCCAATGTAAAATCGTCATCATACTGTGACAGGTGTACCACCACAGGGACGCTGGCAGGATACATGTCTATTTTTCGTGCATGTGTAATCATGTGTTCTTCCTCTTATAGTTATTGCCATCCCGTTATGAGGCCATTTTTTATTACGATGTTGTAATTATGATTCGGACTAACTGGAAGGTTTCCGGTATAGCCGATGCGATTGTTGTTGCCGTCTACAAATACGATCTCTTTTCCGTACAGGTACAACGTCTTGTTGGCTTTCAGAGCCACATTCTGCGTTCCGTCGGTATATGCCCCCGTAAGATCCAGCTCTCCGACATAGCTGTCACCTATAAAGCCCTTTATGTTTGCGGCGTCAAATACGACTTTGTTGTTCCCCCATGTCGTTGTAACCTTTCCGGAGACGTCAGCTCCGGTCAGGGTGGCATTTTTTGCTGTCATATTGCCGCTGGTGTCGATGAAGAAATTCGGATTGCTAAGGTTTGTGGCAATGTTCCCGATATACAGCCCCGTCTTGTCCCATCTGGCGACACGGACATCAGAAGCGTTATACAACTCTAACGATCCATCGCCGAGACTGGTTCCGCCCAGCTTCAGCGTCCCGCCCTTGATCCGATCCGCAACCATCGTGCCGGCGGTGATGAAGTCAGCCACAAACTGCCCGTCAAGTGTCCATGCGGACCGGTATGGGCCGTTGATCCCAGTCGTGCTGAAGCCAATGCCATTGACGTTGATTCGCAAGACATTCTGCGCAGTGCTCGTGCTGTCCGTATCCATCACAAGGATTTCTGTCGGCTTACCGTCGGCGTCACAGACAAACACTACATGCCCGCCAAGGCCACCCGTAATCAGCTGCGTAGCATGGTCAATCGCACGCTGCGCGTATGTTTTAGTCGCATACGTTTGCGCTGCTGTCTTGAGCGCGTCACCCAGCGGCTTAATTACCGTATCTGCAAACGTGCTCCTCGCGTCCCCCAGTTCCATCTCGTCATATCGGTCAAGCAGGACGTTGTAAACGGTTTTGATAATTTCGACATTTTCCGCGGTCACTCCCAGTGCAGGATAATATACACT